AGACTTCTTGCGATGGTAAAGTGATACTAGGTAAGGGTGGAAAGTGTATTTTTGGGGGTGGGTTTTCTTCTGTTTGCACCTCCTTTGTACCTTCGGGTCTTCGTAAATCTTGCGGAGGTACGACCAAAGGTTGATATGAGGGAACATTTCCTGTAGGTAAAGGTATAGATATTGTCTCTATAGGTTTTATGTTGGGGAAGGTGAAGGACGGTTTTTCCATGCTTCTTTTACTTCTGGTGTCCAAGCTGCATTACATATAGCAGCTACCTCGTTAGGTTGTCCTGTCATATCTGAGTCTGGTTGCAACACATATCTTTCAAAAGATCTTGTAAGTTCAACACCGTCTTTTTTGATGACTGTTGCCTTTCGTACTTGTACCGCTTTATATGGAGCGATAACTTCTATTTTATCGTATTCAATTGATTCTGTTAATGCCATTATTTTTAATTAATTAAGATGTTGCTAAATAAGATCCACTCATCATAAAATAGAAATCTGCGGAATGAAAATCACTTACAGGCCAATCTACCCAAGTGTCGCCGGGACGTAAGACTAAGCCATACATAATATTATTCGCGTTAGATCCATACCACAAATGATCTTGAGTTCCAGTAAAGCTAAGACGATGTCCACCAGAGGGGCCGGGTATTGCACAACCAGTAGCATTAGATGCACCACCATTAGAAAAATTATATGGAAACTGGTAAATCATAACTTGACCAGAAGCAGAGTTGTTTAAGTCTTGATTATTAAATCTCATCATAAAATGTACAATTCTTCCAATTTTACAATACCATCCGCTACCAGCTATATTGTAAGAACTATAGTTAGTAGTTCCTCCTAATCTTGGAGTCCAAACTCCCTCTTCATAATCGTTAAGTGCGTTGGCTGTTGCGGTGTCTCCATTAAATGATATGCCATCACCATTTTGTATTCTTAATCTTTCTGAACCATTTGTGTAAAATCTCAACCAATTCTGTGTATGGTCATAATTGACTGCACCTCTATACTCGTCAGTACCAGAAGTTCCATCAGAAAAATATATTGCTCCACGACTCGTTGTGCCAGAACGAATTGTCATGCCTGCATGGCCAGTGTTAGCAATAGTTAAATCATCTCCAGCAGCATGACCTTCAACGCTAGTTCCTATAAGCAACCTTCCACTTTGATCTACTCGTGCACCTTCTGAACCGTTAGTACTAAACTTTATTACTGCGTTTTCATGGTTAACGATATTAATATCTGAATCACTTTCTTGAATAATATCAAAACCATCATTTGCTGTAGAACCACTATTAGTATTAGTAAGTTTTACTCTTGTCTGATCTGTACCATGAATATGTAAACCACGACCAGCTTGTTGTACAGGACTTGCAGTTCCTATTCCAACTTGTCCAGACGAATTTATAGCAAATCTATGCTCACTTGCGTCAACATCATAGATACCAAATCCACCATTACTTACACCAGTACGTCCACCAGTTATTTCAAAAGTATCATTACCAGCAGCACTATGCTGTAAACGTATTTTTGGTAAACCATTAGACCCTGAGTTTATATGAAAAAGACTTCCATTATAAGTAAATCCAGACTCAGCTTCTAGAGTATTAGCAGTACCAGATCCAGTAATAATTCTGTTGTCTGCGTTGTTGTTTATTGTTGTACCAGTAACAGTTTCAAATGTAGGATCTGCTCCGTTGTTTGCACGTAAAAACTTACCATCGTTAGATGATGTGCCGTGTTCTAGTTTTGCTAGGGTTACTGATTCAGCAGCTATAAGTGGAGATGTAATTGCTTGATCTTGGATATGTTCAGTTCCTACAGCATCATCTGCTATTTTTCCACTATGTACTGCATCAGTTGCAATTTTAGCTGAAGAAATTGCCTGATCTGCTATATGTGCTGTATCTATAGAACCATCTACATAATGTTCTGAATTTATAGCATCATCAGCTATTTTTGCATTTGTAACTGCGTCTGCTGCAATCTTAGCTGTAGTTACACCACCGTCTGCTAGTGCACCAGTAATGTATAGTATACCGTTCATAGCTGCATGACTGGTACACTGATAGTATAAGACATCAGGAGCATCGTGTTGTACTTCTACAATAACTGTACCACTACCAGCATTGTTAGTTACGCCAGTATTGTATGCAGTACCACTTGCTCCAGATGTGCTTTGTATACGTATAGGATGACCACCTGAGCCATTCTCAAATCTATACGTTTTACCTCTTGTAAGGTAAAGGGTAGGGTTGTTGACAGTGCCATTCAACCCTTCTCCTTGAAATGTGTAGGCACTAGAACCGCTAGCACCTATTGTAAAGACATGATCCAGAGCTATCTCATCTAGACCAGCCTTATTTATTTGTGTTAATGTCATTCTGGTTTAGTTGGGAAAGTGACTGAACTAAGATCTAAAGTGTAATCATCATTAAGTTTTGGATTAGCAGTTTTAGTGATATCACGAAGCTGTTGTCTATATGTTTTCCATTCGTCTGACATGATTACGTCAGAATTTGCTCGCCAATCACTTTGTAATAATAAACTATTACGCCTGTCCCTTAATAATTTCATAGCTTCTAAGCCTTGTAATCTTGTAATTTCGGCATTTATTTCAACATCAGTTGGTTGTGTCTGATTACTATCTAACCAGTCAATTGTACGAACACCATCAGTTTCACTTACACAAAATTCAGCATTTGGTCTAAGAGATTGAATAGCATCACCTGATCTTATTCTCATACTGTTACCTCCATTATTGACCCACTAAATCCTAATGATTTAATACTGTCTGCGTTTGTGCTGTTAATACCACCCTGCAATTGATATCTATGACTAACACCAGCACGACCAGAAGAAGGTATTGTTCTTACCCACTGGAGAGTAATGGGTTGCCAGAAATCAGTATCAGTAGATCCGTTGCCAGCAGCTTTAGTAATCCATTGATGAGAATCTGCACCTTCATTTAAATTTGGAAAATAAATATCTATGTAGTAGGTATAACCACCAACAGTAACTTGTTCTTGAACCTTAAATTTGACTCTAGAATCAGGGTCATTATCTCTGTTATTCAAATAAGCAGTAAAAGTTCCAACTAGCCTATTACCATTAGATTTAGGTGTAATATCAACATAATGATTTGAAAAATTAGCATAGCTAGTGCTAGTAATCATAGTATAAGTGCTTGAACTAGCTGTAGAAACTTGTACGTGCCTGCCAGAACTAGAGTTACTACCATCTGGATAATAAATAGCCATTATGATACCTCCGTTAAATTAAATTTATACTTTTTACCAGAACGATTATTTTTTAAGAACAAGTCTGATTCTCCTTCCTGTATTGTCCAGTCACCCCAGCTACCATCGACATCATTAGCACCACCTTCGTTAGATAAGTTAAGGTCATTGGTGTAGATGTTACCCCAACGTACACCAGAGGTTCCTAAACTTCCAGCACCATTACTAGGAGGAGTAAACGATCCACCAGATGTAAATACAAATTTATTAAGGGTAGGTGTATGTATGTTAGGTTTGGATCCAGAGCCACTGTATCCACCATAATGTAGATTTAAGTTCGATCCTTTTGCTGGCCCATCAGGACAAAAACCCCATACGTTGTAACTACTTGTGGATGGCCCTTGCACCATTATTATTCCGTAACCGGGATGAGTGCCATCGTTGTAAGTACTTGTATAAGCAAGAGATTTTAACTCACCAGCTGATTGAATTGCAACACGAGCATCAGAATAAGCAAAGTCTGATCCAGAAAAAGTAGCATTGTTAACTAATAAATCTGATTTGTCTGTTGTCGAAGTGTTTACACCTACTTTACCATCGTTAAAGACACCTGTTGCAGTAGTTTCAAGTTTACGATTACCATTATGGTATATCGCTACGGCTCCACCATCAACTGATACTATATGATTATCAGCAGTTGTATAAGATCTTAAACGGTGAGTATCACTCATATAAATAAGCTCGCCTGTGCCGTTTTGGAGCTTACTATCTGTTCCGTTATGAAATATAGAAAAATCAGCACCAGCACCAAATTTTAAACGATCATCAGAACTACTAGCACTATCTCCAAATAGAATATTATTTCCATTAGTATCTAAATTACCGCCTAGTTGTGGTGATGTGTCACCGACTACATCTGTATTAACAGAGTTGCCAGATGCTGCTGTAATACGTCCCTGAGCGTCTACAGTAATGCTTGGGATAGAAGTTGATGAACCATAACTACCAGCAGTTACAGACGTATGTGCAAGTTGATCTGCACCGATAGCGTCGTCTCCTATATGAGTTGCTGTTAATTTATTAGTTGCTAGTAATCCTTTTATTTCTACTGATGTTTGATCTGCTGTAGCTCCATTCTCTACGTTAAGTATTGTACGAACTTGAGCCGCACCTAATATTTCTGGATTACCTGTACCGCTAGTACTTCTTCCAAGAATATGGTTTGTAGCCATATTTTGTAGTTTAGTAAGTTGGATTGTATCGGCTGCTATATTGTCATTTGTAATTGTAGCATTTGCAATCTTGGTTCCAGTTACGTTTGCATCTACAATCTTTGCAGTTGTAACTGATCCGTTCTGTAATATGGCAGATGTAACTGTGTTGTTACTTGGTGTACCTATGTTTACTGTAGATCCGATCGTGATAACAAAGATGCTAGCACCACTAACAGGAGCGGAGCCGAATATAATGTCAGCAC